ATGTCATTTATCTAAATTAAATGATAAATATGTGATTGATATCAAAAGCTTATTAAAAAGTGGATATACGATAAAAGAAATAGCATTCATTTATAATGTGCATGTAACTACAATTAATTTTATAAAAATTGGCAAAACGTGGAAACACATAACAATAGGAGATAAAAAATGACATGGTGGATTAGTAGTGAGGGTAAAAATTTAACTGGATCAGATGAGGATTCATTTGCTGGTGGGTTTGGTGTTATACCAAACAATACTACGGCAAGAGCTTTATTAAAAAAGATTGAAATTGAAGATTACAATGGCGAATCATTCATACAGTGCACTTGGAAAATCATTGAGGGAAACTTTAAAGACCAGGTTACTAGACAGAAAATTCACGTTTACGATCCTAAGCCTGCAAAAGCTGATAGAGCACGCAACATGCTTGTAAGGCTATACAAAATAGCAAACACACCATTACCAATTACAGCGCCAACAGACCGGGATTTAGCTGTTCTGCAGGGTAAAATTGTCGGCATTAGAGTCCTTGAGTATTGGACTGATGACGGAAAAAATGGCAATTGGGTATCTGAAATCCATGCGCCAACTGAAGATTTTATTTGCAAAGTTGGTGAGAAACTTCCAGCACCTACGCAAAAGATGTCTGTTAAACAAGCATCAGATGCGTTTTTTAATCCAACGTCATCAGTGCCTTTTGATGATACCCAAGAAATACCGTTTTAGCCTATTAAATAAGCATAAAAACAAGGAAGAATATGATTATTTCACTGATTGATTACGTTAATGCGGGCATACAGCTTGCGGATGAAGAGCCTAGGCGGGATTACCTAGGCGCATCAAGTATAGGTCATCCGTGTGGTAGAAGGGTTTGGTACCAATACAAAAGAGAAAGAACGCCACCACAGCCACGCCAAGCACTTATATTCGATACTGGTAAGCGTTTAGAGGAAATGGTCCTAGACAAGCTAGAAATAGCTGCAAAGCATATACAGGGTTTTGAGTTAATACGCCCCTGCGAGGAAAATAACTGGCTGCATGCATGCTCTAAAGAGGTACCCCAATTTCAGGGTCATATGGATGCAATGATAGTTATCGCTGGCTCTTTGGTAATTATCGTTGAAATTAAATCAGCAAAAGACTCTGAGTTTAATAATTTTAAAAGAAAAGGTTTGCAAGAATGGAAACCACAATATTTTGCACAAACTCATTCTTACATGGGCATGAAAGAAATACCCAATGCTGTTGAGCTTGTTATAAACAAAGACTCGCAGGAAATGCATGAGGAATGGCTGCAGCTAGATGCAATCTATTACGCGGAACTTGAGGAGCGTGCTAGACGCATTGTTATGGCAACCGAAGAACCAGAAAGAATTAATAAAAATCCAACATTCTATTTGTGCCAACAATGTGAGTTTAAAAATGAATGCCACGGATGAGGACATTAAATTGTTAACAGATAAAGAAATGATTGCTGAAATCAATACTATGATTAAGACACTTGAGCGTTTACGCAAAGAGATTAAATCCGGCGGTGAATTTAAGAAAAACGTATCCATGATTTATTTTTCTGGATTGCACATATCTTGGGTTGATACCACTAAAAAGTTTGAAGAATTGCTGAAAGAAAAAGGGGTTAGATAATGACTACCAACGAAATAATTTATGACTTAGAACAAAAGTTAAAGCAAGCAATAGACAAGTTTGAAATGGTAAAGCAAATGGACCAATCAGATTTTCATTGCTCCACTGCTGAGCATAAAGGCTATTGCATGGGCATTAAGCGTTGCATTGATTGGATTGGGGAAATGTGATGGATATTTTTATGGGCCTTCCAATTTCAGAATATTTACCGGAAGAAATTAGCCTTATAAATAGAATGATCATAGGCATGGTTTACAATGAGGACATTGAAAATGTTAACATTTTACTAGCTAACCTTGACTCAAAAAGAGAATTATATGAAAAGAAAAATTCACCATATTGGATGTGTTAAAAATGACAGAACAAGATGAAAAATTAATATTTCAACCTGATGATCCGCAAAACCCATGGAGAATACAAATGAAAAAAATGATAGCGGAACATATTAACAAAATATTAAATGATTCCCTGGAACTTACTAAGTTAATTCAATCATCAGAAAATAATAGAGAAAGTAAAAATGACTGAAACAGAAATTTTATTAAATAAAAACTGTTGTGAATCCTGGAAGGAATTTGAAAAAGAACTTGGTTGCGAAGAAAACCAGGAATATCGGCGTGGCTTTAAAGCTGGGGCATTATTTAAGGCTTTAGAAATACGTGATCAATTAAAAGAGATTGAGCATAAAAATGACTGAAAAATTAAAGCCATGCCCATGGTGCAATAGCAATTTCTATATTGAGTGTGAAAAACAAGAAACAGGATTAATTTATTATGCGGAGTGCATGAGCTGCGCTTGCCGTGGTCCATGGAAAAATAGTCACGATGAAGCTCTTGTAGAATGGAACAAGCGCCCAGGCCCATGCGATCGTTGCGAACAATTAGATAAGTATATCGCAACTAAAATTGACGAAAACCATTATAAATGCGGACTCTGGATGGCTGAGCGCATAAAAAGTGAATTAAAAAAAGAAATGCAATGGTTTAAAGAGCATAAGAGCGACGTGGGAATATCTATAGGCTTTCAAGCTTTTGTTTTAAAAGTGATAGAAAAAACTGTAGAAGAAGAGCGCCAGCGGCAAGAGAGTAAAAAATGATTTCCTACAAAGACAAAACATTCTGTGCATCACCAAAATGCGAAAATAAATGCGGACGAAAATTGACGATGGAACAGAAAATGGAAGTGCATAGAAACAAGATTGATGTTTGCTATGCTTATTTTTGCGGTGAACCTGGTGATGATTTGTTTAGTGATGAGCACAAACAGAAAGAGGATGAAGAATGAGCAGTGACGGCATATATTTTATGTACTATGAAGGTGATTATAAATTTCTTGATTACGACATGAAGTCTTTAGAAGAAGAGTATGGCGGAAAACATGTGAAATTAAATTACAACACAATTTTTTATGACAAACCAAAATATACGTTATGTGATGATGACTTTAAAAAATTACATGCTAATCAAGTTTTTGAAAGCATAAACGGCGATCATTATTGTCTGATTTACCAAAAATATTAAACTAATTGCGCACCATAGGAAGGCGTAATCGTGCGGTATATCGCGTCTAACCTGATGATTGATAAAGGAAAGGAAATGACAGACGAAGAGATGCAAGAATTTATAAATTCATGGGACATACATAAACAACTTGTTCCAGCAGATACTAAGAAAACAATCGATAACTACGTCGAGCATGGTTATAGGCCGGGTCACTTTGTGCACGCCGTGCTAGCAAACGATTTGATGGGTGCATTCGGTGCGGCTGACTCTAACAACACAAAGTATATGCGGAATATCGTTTCGTATGTTTATAACGACATTCCATCTAACTGCCATGGTAGTTATGAGATTGTTGAGAAGTGGTTGCAGATGCATGCTGATGAGCGGGAGAAGAAAGTGAATGACAATGTATGATCTAACGCATATATGCGGCATATTCGCAATGATTTATGTGGATTTCATAATGTTACGAGCAGCATATCGTGGATTTCAAAAATGGAATTCTAAGCGCAAAGACAGAAAAGAGATTAGAGAAAAGAACATAAAATATAATATTGAAATTAATAAAATAACACCAACTTTAGATATTCTTAATGAATTAATTAACACCGTTAACTCTTGGAAAGTTACTACAATATGCGTTCCACATACGTCCTTGCAAGATGCGGCTTGGCATGAGCGCAATGAGATGGTTGATAGGTTCGTAAATAGATTACAGTATTACATCAAAGAAGAATCTTACAAATGCGAAAATAGGTGTGCATTAAATGACTGAAGCAGAAAAGATATTTGACACAATTAACAACAAAGATGATTTTGAAAGAGCTCGCGACAATCTTGCGTCACAAGGATTGCGAACATCGGGTAGGGAGGAAATCATATTTCACATAGGTGATGGTTCTAGCGTTGGTTTTTATGGGCCGCAATTTGATTATTCTTTAAGAAAGACAAAAAGGTCTTTAAATATTTATCAAGGTGCTAAATGGGTTAATGGCAAATTATTTGAGGATGAATGATGAAAGATGATGAAATTAAAAACTTAAAGTTTATGGCTAAAAGACTGGAAACAAATATTGGTGATTGCATCGATAGCCAGAAAGATATTTTTGCCATGATCAAACGCAATGTTGAGCGAATGATTAAAGCAGAAGAGCGTGCTAATGCTGCTTTTTATATGGCGTGTGTAGCTTGTGGTTTAGTTGTTATCGATTTGCTGCAGGCGATTTTGTCATGAATGAATTTAAACTAGGGGATTGTGTTGCAATCAAAGGGTGCCCATATTAACCTTATTACAGAAAAAGAATTGACGGAGTTTTAAGTGAGTAAATTTAAAATAGGTGACAGGGTAATAATAAAAAAATTCTCTATGTACATGGAGTGCGTTAATGATGACATTATAACCATTCATCATATATTTGATCAGCCTGATACTCGCTATAATTCACATAGAAAATCCTACGCAGTAGCTCGGGATGACGGGTATGTATTAATGCAATTATTTAATGATGAGGAAATTGAGCTAATCCCAGGGCCAACAATCCCACGCCATGAAATTGAAAAGCTAAAAAATAAATATCAAAGCGCAATGACTAGCGCCAAAGATTACGGCAATAAAGTTTTATATGAGCAGACAGCGGGCGAGCTTTACTATCTTCTAGAAAAATATAAGGACACACAAAATGACTGATACATTTAGAAAAGAATATAGACAATTAACTGACGATGAATCTGCGGACATGCAAAATATAAAGCAGCTTGCAGAAGCGCTTGAGATTTATCTTATAAAATACCCATCCCGTGAAATGTCTCTAGCCATTACTAATCTAGAACAGTCCGTTATGTGGTCTATGAAGGCAATAACGAAATGACTGGCATCGCATACGCAGTAATAGAAACAGGAATATTGTCCTTTTTATTTGGCACAGTACTAGGATTGCAATTCTCAAAGATTCTTCACAGAAAGTGGCTAGAAAGTCATTCATGCGGCCCTACGGTGTCATTTAAAAATGTGCCAGAAGCTACGGTGCATGTGCATGGGGGTGGTGGATGGGGTGGCTCTGGTGGAGTGTCAGAAAACCCTTTTAATTGCAGCGGTGTCTCTGGCGGCATAAGCCGCGGTGGTGACGGCTCGGATATGACTAAGGCGCAATGGTCGGAGGTTAAAAAATGAAAAAAACAACACAACATGGATTTTTATGCAGCACAAAAGATAAAGATTTCTACCATTATGGACACTCAAGATGGTGCGCAGTTCATCAGCAATGGCATGGAATATTATTTAATTGCGAAAAATACCCTAGAACAATTAGAAAAATGTTAAGAAAAAAAGCGCATTCTTTTAGAAAAAATCCATGCTTTACAGTAAGCACAAGGCAAAAAGATGGTTCATGGATAAATGAACGAATAGTGTGGAAATCATGAGCGATTTTGACGAAAAGCTAGATAGATTAATTACTAGGGTTGTTGGGATTTCAATAATCATATTGATGCCATCTGCATGCATAGGAATTATTTGTATTATGGTTTTCTTAATTTTTGGATGTTTGAAATGAATCTAAGCCTAAACGACATATTTAATCGATACAAAGACTTTCAAGATGGCGTAAGGGTTTCCATGCTTATTAATCGTGGCATAGGAAACTCAAACAAAGGATCAAAGCGCTGGATGAATAAAATCATCAGCACCAACCCAAAAGAGTGGCAAGACGCTATCACTACACTGCACGAGATACAGTTAATTCAAAACAACCCTGATATGCGCATTTATTCATGCCTTAATGATAGAGACATGGCAAAGGGCATTAAAATGTTTCAGCACATGCTAATTGATGTATTTCCAGATATGCGCGATCGATTTTATCGTAAGTTAAATGACAGATTTTGTTCTGCACTTATGAAGCCAGAGAATAAAAACTCTAAGTTATTTATGTTAGATGTCGACTCAAAAGTCACGCATGAAGTAGATGAGTTTATATCTAGCAATATGATTGAAGTTGTAAACACGTTTCCATCACGTCAAGGTTGGCACTACATTGTTAAGCCTTTTAATGTGACGCTAGCTAACGGCAAAGAAACATTTTCAGTTATAAAAGATGGTCTGATTTTGATTAATTATTTGGATGGTCAGAATGAACATAGACAGATTTAGATTTAGATACTGGGATGACTCAATACATAAAATGAAATATCCTGAAAAAATCATTTATCAAGATAACGGAAATGTTTTCTTCGCATTCAATACTTATGGAAATGAAAAAGAAGTATTGGCTTTCGTATTTTGGCCTGACAGGGAATATCCACACACAGTCATGCAATGCACCGGCCTACGCGATAAGCACGGAACTTTGATTTACGAAAACGATATCATAATAGTTAAAAGCATCGACCCTCAACAGGGCGGAAGTGACGGAACATATCACTTAAAATATTGCGATGAATATATTGGTTATTTAATGGGTGGCATTGCTGAAAATTTTCCAGGATTGCCATCTTATTTGTGCGGATATTATAAAATGTTTTCATATGAAAAAAGTGAAAACCTTGAAATAATAGGCCACATATTCCAGCCTGAATGGGAGTATTTGCGCTAATGACTAAAATATCATCCGATGAATTGCTACGGAAAATATCAAACTACGAAAAATGGTTACATGATATTTTTAATGAGAGAAAAAATATTAATAAAGAAAAATTAAATACAAAGATTGATACCATTTTTGTAATAAGATCGATAATCAAAGAATTAATCGACGAAGAAATTCGCAAATGCCAAAAATGCGGTGAATTCCATTCATCAGTAGTAAAATGTGAATTAATGACTTATAACATTAACAGTCATGCATGAATATATAATCAAGAACACACACAAAAGGAGATAAACATGAGAATAAAATATAAGCTTGTTGCAAAAAGCATTTATCAAGGTGATTACGATCTTAATCTTGATGATATGACAATCGGTCATAATGAAATGTTAAACGAATACTGGATAAAATTTCCATGCGGATTCGAATTCGTTAGCTATCACAAAAAACAATATCAATCCGTCAAAGATGCATTAACTTCAATTTTATCAAATGAAGTTGATGACGCCATTTTAGAAGATATTGGCACAATCGAATCAGCTCCAGGATTGCCGTTGCAAAATAGATTGCTAGGAAATTCAGCGTTTTTTGCTAATAGTCGATATAGACCATTAAGCCCTATACCGGAAGAGTCCGAGGTGAATCCATGGGCGGCAGAGGATCATCACTCGAACTCGCCGGAGTTGCCAGGCCATCATCAATTTCGCTCGAATTAACATTATCAGTGCGCCAGCTTAATTGGCGCACTTTCTGGCTTAGTCTTAATCCTAGATATGGACCTTGTTGCTTTATATAATCGTGACGCTCTTGTATCAGTGATTCATAGTGAGCTTTATACTTTCCCGCATCTTTAGCAAACCTAGTTTTCTGCTCAACTCCGTTTAGAATGAAAATAATCGCACCTAATACAGCGGCAGGATATTTTGTGGTTTCCTCAGTGATCATGGCAAAGACAGGAACTAACCCGGCAGTGATTGTTTGAGCTAATCTTAAAAACAAAGCTGCATGAGTATAATGTTTACTTAACTGCTGATACTCTTCTATTTTTTCATCAAGCTTTTTTAGAACACGGCGTTGCTCGTGATTAAAGAAGCTGTTGCGGCGTGACTTCCCCATGGACTGTACCCCACACGTATTGTTCTATAGCTTTTTTGCAATCATCAAACCCGATGCGCCAAATTGCATAATACCCTTTGCTGGACATGTCTTGTAAAAATTTTAATTGTTTTGGGGTTAGCTTGCCTTTTCCGATCTTCATCTCAAGAAACATGCCATGAAAACCGTTAGAAGGAATAGCAATCTGAATATCAGCTACGCCGGATTTAACGCCCTTACGCCTCAAATACGCCCCATGCCGAGGCGAACATCGACGTTCATTAGCTGTGTGCCAGCAAAAAGGCTCTAATTCAGGCAGGTATCTAATCCAATCAAAAAGTAAAACTAATTCCGAATCCTCAGAAACAAGCTTACCATTGAGCACGTTTTAACCATCCGTTTCTACACCATTCCATTTGCGGATTGCTTGTAAGGATTGCGATATAGCGGCGTTTAGCCATGACGCGTAAAGCATCACGTAGATCATCAGGTGCAAGTTTGTTCGCCAATTTAAATGTTTTAGGCCCGAGAATACCGTCTTCAACTAGAGCATATGGATAAACGCGATTAATAGCCTGCTGCAGCAACAAATGCCCACGCTTAGCCCCAAAGTTAACACTCATATCAAAAACCTTTTCTACGACTTTGATATGGTTAAACTGTTCATAATGGAAAGCATCCCACCAATATTGTTTGTAAATATTTTTAGATACAGGAACAGTCATATTGCGAATGTCGTCTTTATCAACATCGCCGTCGCCATCTAAATCAATCCCTTTAGAACGCAAGAATCTAAGTGACACACCATATTTTGTTGCGCCGCCAGGGTCTTTTAGATTATCTGAATACCCACCCTCATGCTCTAACACCTCTTTAACGCAATGCTCAAAGCGTAAAGATTCTTCGGATAAATCTGTCACTTGTAGCTCGCATGTTCTAGCAAAAAACAAACTTCATCCTGCATAGGATCGAGTTCTTGTTCTTCTTCTGGAGTGATAGGGAAAAATAAAATGAGGAAAATAAAGGCTATAAACACAAGTGTTAGAATAAATGCTAATTTAAAACGGCTCATAACCATGCCTTACCGCCTTGTGCAATATGGCTGATGGGCTCCTAAAAAGAACACGCACAAGAGAAGCCAATAAGATACCCATCAACCACAAATTTATTCTACGCCAGATTCACAAGCCTGTACATCATTCATCGCATCATAACTTTCTTGGCTTTCTGCAATAGCTGCTGCCTCTGCTATATCATCAACTTTGCAAACTTCGGATAATAATTCTTTTAATAACTCACAACGACCATGCAGCATATTATATGTGTTGGTTAACTGAGTCATGCCATTTTGTGCTTCTTGAATTTTACTTTCTAAATATTCTTTTGTGATCATTTAAATTCCTCTCAAATTAAAAAGGCTAACATAATCGTTAGCCCTATTATTATAACCAAACATTACACGGTCGGTATAATGGTATACCAAATGTGGGCAACGAACGTGCTATCGCCCGTGGTGAACGCCCCGGTTATGTTCGATAGGTAAAGGCCTTTATTTACACAAGTTGTAAATGTTTCGGGCACAACACCGGCATTGAAATTAAAGCCAGTGCTAGCTGCTGCTTGGAATGTTGCTGCTGACAAAGTTGTCGATGCAATAACGCCAGCACCATTCGCGGTTGAATCCCATTGTACTGCAGCGACACCACCAGCGGCATAGTTAGCAGATACATAGGTCATCAGTAATTGAACGCGATCAAGAACAATTAATGTATTCGCACCACCTGCCGCAACTAATAATTTTGGCGCTGCATACATACCATTGAATTGAGCCGCTGTAATTGCCACAGTTGTATATTTACGCACTAATGGTGAAGTCATTGAACTTAATACTTTGTTCGCACCAATCGCAACAGCACCAGTGTTATCAATAGTGGTGTCACCAGACATAACAACGCCAGTTGCAACGTTAGAAACGTTACCAACAAAAATGCGTCCACTTGCCAAGGTTGAACTTAAACCGCCGGAAGGAGGAGCAGAAACAAATGCATCAGTAGTTGAGTTATAAGTAAAATATCCTTGACCATCTCCGTACACGATGTCGATAAAATCGCCAGAAACCCAGGTCCAAGCTCCTGCATTGATAGATTGAATCTCATCTTCTTGTGTTGCGAAATAACCAGCGGTGGTGATCACTGATAAATTGTCCGTTGTGGTCATACGGACACAACGTGGACTGGTTCCCCAGTCAGTGGAAATTGATGTAATAGCCATTTGTAACTCCCTTGTGTTGGTTAAGTTGTAATTATAAACCTTTATCTTTTTTTGATAATGTATGCGGCAAAGGGAGTACTTTATCTAAAAGCGGTTGATATACCGCCCTGGTTGATGCGGTATTTCCAGCAATGCTTTTCGTTCCATAATGCGCCATACGTGTTTTTTCCGTAGACGGATAATCCTTGTGGTAAACAGGATTTATAAAGTCTTTCGCCATGATTATCTCCTAATATCCACAATCTTTTTTGTCCTTTGACATCTTACTCTTTTTTTCCATTTTAGGGGGCATTTTCTCTGATTTTTCTTGTTTTTTAGTTTCTTTCTTCATGGGTTTTTTCATATCTTTTTTCATTTCTTCTTTCCTTTTGATTTTGATTTGCCAGCAACAGACATTCCAATTGCGATCGCTTGATCTTTTTGCTTGCCGGATTTTATTTCTGTAGCGATGTTCTTTGATATTCCGGCCTTTGTTTTACCGGCTTTACCTTTAATTAATGGCATTTTTATTTAACCTTAAAATTTCATATAATACATGCAGCCTTGGCCTAAGTTAACTGTAACCGAATTTCCAGAAACTGCGCTTGTAGATCGACATCGAATCCTAGAAACAAGATATAAAACATCATAATTATTTGTTGCAGTAAAAATATCTGATTTTGAGAATCTTCCATAATGCATAGTTGAATCTACATTCCATCCATTAATGGGGCCTTGAAAAATTCCATCTACTGGTTCAGCGCCACCACTAACCGTGGTTTTTATTTCTAAAATTTGTGCTAATTCTAAGTTATAACCTAAATCATTTCTGATTTGCCCTTCAGAATAAATCATAAATTGATCGCCAGAAATAACATTATTTAATGGTAAAAAATATATACTTCGCCATTCTGTTCCAGATCCTAAAGTAACTGGAACTTGTGCAAATTGAATTGTTGTTGTTCGCGCTGATTGCATTAACTATATTCCCATACAATTATTATACCGCCTGCACCGGCACCACCTGCCTGACTAACAGTTGTAGCTATGGCACCTCCACCTCCGCCCCCATAATTTCCTCCACTATTTCCTGTTCCAGGGGTTCCGGTTCCTCTCCCGCCTCCGCCATAAATAGAGCCACCCCCTCCGCCAGATCTTCCTGCTCCTGCTGATGATCCTAATGCTGTAAATGAATATTGACCACATGAGCCTTGGGCATTGATATCCCCATTCGACCCAACTCCGCCAACACCAGCATCTGCTGCTGCTGCGGCTGATGCACCAGCTAACGCACTTGCACCTCCACCCGCTCCACCTGTGGCTTGTAAAGAGGATGCACTAAATGTAGTTGTTCCTCCGGTTGATCCTGAATTAGCTCCAGCAGTTCCACCAGCTCCTCCACCACCAACAGTGTATTTATAAGTCGATGAAGCTGATGCAATCCAAAGACGAGCATATCCACCACCCCCACCACCAGCACCAACGCCAACAGATGGAGAACTTGCACCTAACGATCCACCACCACCGCCCCCCCCCACCTACAAGTTCAACAAGGATTGAGGTTATACCAGCAGGTTTTGTATAAGTGGCCGCGGTTCCAGACGTGAAAACTTGGAAACTCTTTAATGACCCAGGTGATGCAAGAGTTATAGATGCAGCTCCATTAGTAATGGTAATTCCGTTACCGGCTGTAAGGGTCGCAGCCGTTGGAGTGGCAGTTGTAGAACCAATAATTAATTGGCCATTCGTCATGGTTCCAGACATTGCTGGCACACCCGATGAATTGGTGACTAACATGGCACTATTCGCCGTAGTAATTCCCCCTACAACGTTGGTTGAGCTGCTATATAGAATTTGTGAAACGGTAGTGGTTGACGGGTAAGTTGCAGTTGAATACGTTGGCAAAGATGCTGCGCCGCCCGATTGCATAATCGTTCCAGCCGCACCAATAGTCATACTTTGAAATGCGCCTGTGGCTGTGGTTCCGGCAATAATCGGTGAATAGGCGGTAAATGAAGTTCCGCTTGTACCACCCTGTGAAACAGTTACAGGAACTCCGACGGATTGGTAATCTGAATTCCAACTTGCAGCAGTTGTGCCGCTTGTTAATATACAAGTGAACAATGCGGATGTTCCTGCGGCCATCGCGGTTATGGTATTACCACCTGACGATCGCACTGTAACAACACCAGTCGATAAATTATTTATTAAATAAGATTGCCCTAAAACAAGCGTGCTAGTAACTGGTAAATCACAATTTTGCGTAGTGACGCCAGTAAAATACTGATTATATTTGCTATCAACTGTAAGAGTGGTTGTGCCCGCTGCTGTTGCAGTTGTCGCATATCCCCAAAGGAAATTATCAGCACTCAAATTTGCATTAGCATCCCAACCAGCAAATGCTGTCGCAGTTGGTGCTGTTGTTACAGAGGTAACGCCAGTCCCACCAAAGCCAACCGCAACAGTTGTTCCTTGCCATACTCCGGTGCCAATTGTTCCTAATGTTGTTATCGATGACTGACCAACATAGGACGCACTAATATCAACAATCACAGCACCTGTCGTTGGTGATGCAGTTATTCTATTTGCTGTACCTGAAACGCTTGTCACGCCAATTGCTGCGGTCTGAATAGTGGACCATGCAACACCGTCTACCGTGCTTTCAAATACGCTTGTTTGAGTATTAAATCGAATGGTTCCAGCCCCACCCGCGCGAGCTGCGGTATTCCCTTGTGGAATAGTGACGCCACCTGTTCCAGGTAACACTGCGTTACTTGCCAGTGCAATTGTGACTGCGCCAGTTGGTGAGGATGCTGTAATTTGATTGGCGGTTCCTGTTAAGCTTGAAACGGTATTTGCGACTGTGGCTAGTGTTCCAGATGTTGGGAATGTGACAGTAGTCACCCCGGTCATTGTGAACGTAGATGCAAATGCACCAGAGAATACTGTATTGCCACCTAAGGTTAATGTCTTTGTACCATTGTCGATACCAGTACCACCAGATGATGATCCAAGTGGAATAGTTGAAAGCGTTAAGCCTAAAAATGTTGGCGTGCTACCTGTAGCAATGTCCTGTGGCAAACTCAATGTCACAGCACCAGTAGGTGATGATGCAATGATTTGATTTGTTGTTCCGGTGATCGAAGTTACAGCGCCAGCTAGAATACTATCAACATAGGTTTTATTGGCTATGTCCGTTCCTGCAGATGGTGCTGCTACAACTGAACCCGCAGTTAATGCTGCAGTCGATCCAGTAATTGTCGCGCCAGGTATCGTTAATCCTGTCGGCAACGTAGTGCGTAACGCAGGCAATCCAGCGCCATTAGTAGTTAATACTGAATTGACCGCGCCATTAATTGGGGAAACAGTCTGACCGCTAGATGCGTAAAATGCTAAATCATTAGTAACGCCTGGGTTTACTGTACCAGTTCCGCTTCCTGATAATGGCACCCACAACAACACCGTGGGATCGTAATACTCATACGTCTCAAGTGTTGTATTTAAGCGTAGCCGATAATACATGCTCGCCGCTGGTGTTGGCCTGTCGCCCGTTGTTCCTGGTGGCAAGAAAACCCATGAATTAATAGCATTTGTATTTAAACCGCCTGATAACCCAGTGCTGATAAAATCATTTTCCATGCTTCCTTGACTTGGAAACGCACTGATTTTTATGACATCGACCATATTAACGCACCTTATTAAGAGGATGGATTCGGTATGGCCCGCAATGAAACTCCAACATAAGCCACTGCGTCAGGTGTAATAAATGATAACACATCTCCACCTATGACATATCGCTTAAACGGACGAAATTCTAAGCGTTTTGTCGTGGTATTTGTGCCTACAGGCGGAACTGTAGCTGTGCCATTTTGACAACAAAAAACATTCGCGTTGCTGTTATAAGACATTAAGCACGAATACTTTTCTGCACCAGTTCCTGGTACGGTATATGTTTGTGCTACACCGACAGCTAATGCAAACTGTGCGCATTCATCACTGAACGCAATCGTTTTATCGTATGAACTTGAGTATGGTATTGCCATGATTTTTCCTTAGTTAACTATGCCTAGCCGTGAATCAGCCGTGTAATGATAAGAGATGAATGCCTCTGGAATATCAGGAGCCGAACCAAAAAGGGTTGTAAACCTTGTTCCATTAGCTGCTTTGTAATACGTGGCTTTTGTGCTTGAACTGCCAAGAGCCCAGAAGCTAGCTAATGTCGCATCATTTTCATTTACAATCACACCATCATTGAATAAGAAATAATAAATATTTGCTAAGGTGCCACTAACAGGAGAATAAAAAGAAAGAGTGGGCGTAAGTCTTTTTGGAGTTTGGTAAATTATTTCAAATGAACCAGCGTATCCTGCGGTATTACCAGCACCTGTGCCTTGACCGGCTAATTGCATGCTAGTAATCATTCCAGGAGTTCCAGGCGTAGCTGTAGCAGTTCCAGGATTAGTTCCTATTAAATAACTAGACTCATAATATCTCTGACAATCTTGCAAAACTTGCGCTGGTGTTTGCGGTGCCGGTCTTGTGCCAATATCGCCTGTCATTAAACCGACGCTTTTAAAAACGACATTATCACCAGCAATTAATGATGAGGTTCCAATAACAATAGCAAAGAATGTTGCAGAATTAATTGCCGTATCGCCTTCTAGACTCCATCCATTAAAAGAATAATCTTGAAATAATGGAGCGGATGAGAATGACGAATTTGGTGCAAAAATAGCGTCACCTAAATTATTTATACGCGGTATTTCAGCCCAATTACCTGAAACCGTAGATGGTTTTCCATTTGCACCTAATGCAGTAATAAATGTGGAATTTGTACCACCTGCTGATACTGGTGCGACATTAGGCAATGTTGCATCAGTGGTATACCACAATGATACCGTGCAATTGATATCGCCACTATTGCATTTACAGTAAACATTAACCGCTAATGCCCCCTCTAATAATGCCTGTACTGTTCCATTGGTATTATCAAGATATTGCAGGATAGCACCTTGCGTTGCATTGCTAGCCCCAAGTATTAGTGCTTTTGACGCTTCACGCGATACGGATATTGTGTTGTCTACTGTTTGAAATGCAATTGTTTGATCCCAAACATAAGCGCCTTTATTGCCACCAATAGCACCTAAAGAAACGGAGCCATTGCCAACAAACTGTGATGGATTTAATGGGAAATCCCAACCAACTAGCCAACTAGGAATAGGCTTTTGTATTAATTGTGATTTGAAATAATGGAATTCATGATCGACTTGTCGCTCTAAAGGAACTTGTTGATATGAAATTTCCTGCGTAGAACCTGATGGAGTAGCAACCAATTGCACGCTTGTAATTTTAACCGTTGCACCAGACGCCCAACTTAACTCCAATGCAGTATATGCATTAGCAGCAGTATCAGGATTTGCAGACACTGGCACATCACTATGACCGGTATATTCTGTTAATGTTGTCGTTAATGTTTTTACTGGATTGAATATTTCAGTAGGAGCTGTTCCAGCCGAGTAAACTAACTCTGCATGCAAATCTACTACCGTTCCAGAATAAGCTGCAGTCAATGCAAGCGTTACCGCACCAGATGCGAATAATCCACCTGTGTTATCAAACTTTTGGCGCAATATGATCGTGCCAGTTCCTGCGCTTGTAATAGAAAGCGCATAAGATGCATTTGTTGCGACATTGTTATCACCTGGGAATGATAATTGCGCTACGGTAACCGTGGTTACGCCTGCTGTTTTCTCTATTTCCCAACCTGGCGCTATTTGCGTAATAGTGCTTGTTGATTGAAATGTCACATCAGTTTGAAAGTTAACGTCAAAAAACTGCGGATTAGTCATTAAATTTTCTACGTGTGCATTGGTGTCATCAACTGGCGTTGGTTCTTCTCCTAATGGTACATAGTTTTCAACTAAACGAATTAATGCGTCTGCTTGAGTATTACCATGTCGTATTTCAATGCGGTAAACAGCAGCAGGGTCAAAATATAAATTATTAGGCAGCGTACCGTCAGCTTGAACCTGCAATGGATTGTCCCATGGCACAGTCGCAGCGAAATCTCGATAAACGCCCTGCGGTAAATATGGAAGGGTGTTTTCTAAGAAAAATACGTAATATGTGTCGTCTAGTAGATTACCTGTTAGATCATCTAAAAGCCAAATCGGGCATGCGCCACGGACGAAATCGGTCATATCAGTTTAATCCCTAAAAATATAGCTGCTGGTTGTCCAATAATTTTAGCCAGTTTAATGGCCTTGCTCCATGCGTCATCTTTGTATTTACGCGCCGCTTTAGCTCGCTCGCTAATTCTATCCGCTTCTTCTTTTAATCTTTTTAATTCAGCTTTATATTGAGCGCGTTTTGATAATGCCTCTTTGCTGTTCCCTTCTATTCCATCTAATTTTTCTTTCATCAGCTTTTCATAATCGTGAACCTGTTTCAAATGAGCCTTGAACTTGTGTATTTCTATTTCTTTATCATTAATTTTTTCTTTCATCTTGATAAGGTCATCTTTCATCTTTTGTTTTAAAGCGTTAGAACCAACTTTTTCTGAAAAAGCGTCTTCAATACGTTTTTTCTCTATATCAATAGCTTCTTTTTTTGATTTTGCTTTCTGTATATTGCTTTCAGCTCTTTTAATAGAATCTTTAATCCTTCCGTGCTGCGCAATTTTTGCCTTTAATTCTGGCATATGCTGCAAATAAGTATTTAATGTCGCATTTGGTTCGTGTAATTTATGAGGGTTAGCCGCAAACTTCTGGCCAACAACATGCTTAAGCAACTCAGGATCGCTTGTAATCATGTTTCTTAGTATCTCTTGCCCTTTTCCGCTTCCGCGAAGATTCTGCATGAAATTAATTCCACCAGAAGCACCCTGCTCATTTCTTTGCATCCCATTAAATACTTTGTTTTTAAATAACGGAACCACTTCATTCTTGTAACGATTTCTTGCGTTTTCTAATTTAGCAAAATCTTTTTTGTTAACACTGCTTTCTAAAATCTTATACATTTTTTCAGCTAGTAAGCGATATTGCTTTGCTTCTGCTCGTAATTTTCTTGAGTCATTAGCGCTTGTTTTCCAGCTACTAGCCTCTTGCAGCTTCTCATGGCCCAAATCACGCACCGTTCTGTAGTGATCAAGATACTGATCGGCAGGAATTTGCGTGAACATCTTAGACTTTTTAAGTTGCTCTAATACCTGACCCATTAATGGACTCGGCACCCCTTCAGTAGAAATTTTATGAACAAGCTCATCATACAATAATTGATTTTGAGGGGAGTTTGGAACTTGTACTTTTTTCTTAGCAAAGCTCTTATTAACATCCTGATAGATATCACCAATCTCTTTTTTATTGGCTGCAGCTTTTTCTAATAATGAATTAGTAATTTCAATATCATGTTCAGCACCGTGATATAAATCTTCTTGCAATCCCTTTTTAGCCTTTTCCTCAAGACCTTTCATTTTCTCAAGGTTTGCTTCTGCTCTAGGCACAATGTCATGACCTGATGCCCCAGGCAAAAGATTAGTCGTATTGTAATCTTTAGTGGTGTTTATTTCTTTTTGCAAATCTTCAGCAGCAGTTTGCAATTCTTTATGTTCTTTTTCTAGCGTCCCTAAATCACCTTTCACTGCACCCGGTGCTTTAGGGCCATTAGCTCTAGTTCTAGCTGCCACAGACTCAGGCGCTTCATTTTCTTTATAATTCTCATAACCTTTCACGGCCTCTGCTGCAGCCTTATCTAATTCATCAATATTTTTAACTTCATTAATTCTATGCTTCAGATTCTCATATTTTTCTTTAGTAAATTTACCTGCTGCTGGCAATGCTTCTGCCAAAACCCCAAGACCTGCGCCAATAGTCGCAGCCTTTCCTTCTTCACCAGGAGGAGCATGTACAGCGCCTTGTGCGCCAAATTCTGCAGCTCTTAATGGAACTCTTGTTGATAATTTAGGGGCTGCTTTCTCAACAATATTTTTATAGCCTGGCAACATTCTTAATGCTTTATTTTCTGCAGCAAGTTCAGGTCCGCCACCAAGCAATCCGCCAGCAACTTGAGAGTATGGATTATATTTATCGCCTGGTTCGGTAATGCGTTGTTTTGAATATTCTTCTGGGCTAATAATGCCTTTGCCAAATATTTTCTTTAATGGCCAATATAATAAATCCGGAACAGCATTCGCTGCAGCTCTAAGCGCTGTGCCGCCATAAGATGCTTGTTCCGGCATAGGCTCTTCTTGATATTTTTCAGCTAATGGCACATAGTTTTTTACTTCATACTTAGCAAATTCATCTTCCGGTTCAGATTTTGATTTAGATGATTTCATTTTTGAAGGCTGTGTCACTTCGTATTTAGAGAATTCATCTTCTTCGGCTAAGTTTTTAGTCGGCATATGTGTATCCCTTAGAATATGCTTTTTCCACATCCTTCACAGGTATTTCAAATACCTTGCCACCTTTAGTCAAATGAACAGTTCCCAATTGGCCGCCATAATTATAATCAAAATGTTTTCCTGTGCGGCTAAAATACTGTTTTCTTCTTTCGCTTGCATCAAGCTGAACCCCTTCTTTGGCATGATTAAGCAACGCCAAATTTTCCTCGACAGTATTGTCAACTGATGGTTTTGCTCCTCCTACCATTGATAATACTTGCGCTCCTGGTCTGGATGCTTCTACATGGGCTAATTTAGCGCGCATCTTTTCAAATATTGAATTTAATAGTTTTGTATCTTCATTTGGTAGTATAGCGTTTATTTTGCTTGTTAATCTTCCTGTTGCAGAAGGATTTCTTTGCATAATGGCTCTAGCTTCATTAATGTCTTTTAATAAACTAGTATCTTCAACGGCTGCTGTTTGTGCTTCTCCGGCATATTTAATACCATCTTTTGCTTGGGCTACTGTGATCCGCCCTTCTTGTTTTTGATCTTCAAGATGACTGGCAGCTTGTTGTTTTATTCCTTCCAATTGCTGTCTATTTTCATTTTTAATTTTTTCTAAATCTATTTTATTTGCTTGCTGAGCTCTTTCAAAAGCAATTTTACTTTTTAAATCAAGTTCACGTTTTTGATTTGGATTTTCAGCGTTTATATCCGATCCAAAAGTCTTCTTAATTCCTGCGGCCATCATTTGATTGGGTGATAATCCTTGATCGCCTTGGTATAATTGTTGATCGTTAATGTTTTGATTAGGCATACCACCAGCATTTCCTTGCTGACTTCCATTGTTACGCATTTCCATATATTTATTTTTTAATTGATTAAAATGCTCTAACGCTTTTCTAATTGCAGGGTTAGAACTTTGCGCATCTATGTTATTAGAGTTCATCATCTGATCGACTGCAGGAATACCCCGCAATTCATCCGGTGACGGAGGTGACATTGACTGACCATTAACTGGCGGCTGATCACCTGCTGCCTCTACATCAAAATCAAACTTTCCATTATCAGAATGTGGCGCATTGTTATTGGATGCGGGCGCATTTCCTCCAGAACTTAATCTTTGCAACTCTTTCATAAAATCAATTTGAGCAGCAGGATCGTTAGTTAATTTCTGACCCTTTATCTCATTAATTAATTTTTCAAGATTATACGGGTGCAATTCAGATTCCTGAGATGCTTTTAATCTTTTCAAAAAACTTTCAAGTTGAAATTGCTCATATTGGCGCTTATTCTGAAACTTTTGCTGTCTCATATTAAAGCCAAGTTGCTCGCCCTGCGCGAACGGAGCCCATCCCGGTGCCATTTGTGTAGGTATAGCCATGTTATTACCCCATCATCGCTAACATTTGCATAAGCTGCCCATAGTCTTGACTACCGCCGCCCATGCCACTAAAACCACCGCCAGAACCACCTCCACCTGACATTCCACCGCCGCCCATGCCCCCGCCACCTGAGCCAAACATGCCATGACCAAATAACTGACCCATTAGTCCAGATAGCATGTTGTTGCGTGCAGCCTGCTTGTTAGTCATCAAATCGGACATTTGCTGTCCTGCAGACATAGCGCCTTGACCCATTTGTCCGGCAGCATTAGCGCCAGTGCCATACATGCTTGATGCCAATCCAGAACCAGCAAGGAACTTTTGCATCATGTCTTGCATATATTTGTCACGGTCACCCTGCATTAGGTTATGAGACGTATTTTGCAAGTTACTTAATGCTGATGACGATCCAAGCAAGCCCATTTGCGACGCAGCATCCATACCTTGTGAGTTAGATTCTGCAACCGATTGCTTTGCTCCTGGACTCATCTCATAGCCACTAGCCCACTTGTCTTGTAGCTTTTGTGGGTCTAATAACTGGTCCATCGCATCATTCATTTTGCCGCCAGCAGCTAACCCCTGCTGATTATATGGCTGCAGCATATCCAACATTTGCTGATAATATTTTTGTACTTCTTCGCCACCCTTTTTATAGCTTGAACCAGGGTCAAATAAATCCCAAAAACTCATGTTAATCTCCCTAAATCCACGCTCATGGAATGGCGTCTTGTATTAATTGTAAATCTGTATTTATAGTGTCGACCAAGTTAGTCATCCACGTTATAAGCTCTAAACTTAATTCTGCCGTCCCATCTTCTTTAATGGTCACCATATTTTGCAATGGCACACTATCGATAAAAGTTAATTGCACAGCCATTAATATGCCCCCCCAGATACAATTTCAAAATTATGTATAGCTCCGAGCGGAACAATCGGGCTGGGACTAACACAAACAAGTTTATAAGCACGATTACGCGAACACCCTAACTGATACCACCTCATGCGCCATCTAAATACGCCTAACTGGCTGAACTCTAATGCGTCAGCCGGAGCGGGATAGAATGTTTCTGCTCCATCATCAGAGAAGTATAAGAAAATATTTGGCTTAAATAATTCATGATAAATTTGATCGCTAATAACTGGCGTGTTCGTACCTTCTAAAATAATAAAAGTCGAACCATCTTCTGCCACTAAATAAACAGGCTCACCTAATCCATTCGGCTCTTCATCAATAATAAATATCGTATTATCAAACGGAGCACCTGAGTGTATAAACGATTCAAAACCCCATACGAAATCTATTTGCACCCAATCTGTTTTGAATTCTTCATAGTTTTCTTGCGCAATAATAGGCGTGACCATTTCGTATCTAAACGGATAAGCAACGAATGCAGTTAATGCTTGCGGATTAGGCTCTAACGTATTTCTAATCTCGTTGTAGTAAATATTTCCTGCCATTTCATAAATTGCAGGTTCACCTTGAACAATGACTAGATGACGGTGATCGAAATAAATGTGTTTCTGAATACGATTGCGCTCACCGTTTAATTCAATGCAACGATGCCAAGTATTATTATCAAACTCAAATTCCACGCTGGACGCATTTGCATCCTTATCCAATAATTTATATCCATGATAAACGCCAGCAGAAGCGCGATAAAATACGGTATTTTCATATTGGTACAAAAATCCATGCACATCTTCGGTAATAAACTCACTTAACGTGTCATTAGTCGAATTTTGAATTAGCACATTTATTGCTTGTGTTGATATTGGTTTTGGCGCTTGGCCCGTGCTCATCATAAACGTCGGCAAACCGTCTCTGCTTTGCGCTAGAAATACGATCATATCAAATCCACAATCTAGAGAATTCGCATCTGCAATACCGTAATTCCAGCCCATAGACGTGTTTTTCTTCCATGGAAATGTGCTGGTTGAAAATATCGATGGGATGTTTGACCAAATGCCCGTAGTAAAATCTGTGAAAATATATAATTGGGCGTTGAGAACACACATTTGTCTAATGATGCCGTCCTCTTGCGCGAATACAGCGTTACCTGCAACCGTGAATATTGCATGCACATTAATTGGGTAAGAGCCTAAATTAACTTGCGTCAGCCTGATTTCTGTTGAAAGACGACTAGAAACCACAAATCTATTCGCGAATGCTTCTACAAATAATGGTTGTGATGGTCTATTTGGATCTGTGACCGTCACCATCGATCCAGGCGTGCGCTCATCAATAATGTAAGTATTAACGCCATCGGTCAGCATACAATAAGTAGGATGCTCTGTTGGTGTTGTTGGGCTTGCTGCTGTGACTTGCGCTGTAGTTAAAAATGCAAAATCTAAATGACCGCCAACTAATGTAAAATCCGAATTAACAAGCTGATATTCAGTAAAAAATTTATAGTATTGATAAACCGTGCTACCTACTATCACATAAAAGAAATCGATTGAGTCCGCAATGAATCGTGGTTGTGCATCATAAATCAAGCGATTCGTTTGCAGATAACGCACATGTTTGCGACCCATTCCAGGATAAAGCGCAACTTCACGCTTGCCAGTTTTGCATTTTACTGGATACCAATTAGCGCAATCTTGCGATCCATATTGAACGAATCTCTGCTTGTCGTAAGAGACTGAAAGTGGCAGTGGTTTAACTGGCATTTATATACCTGACCTGACACGCCAACTACCATTGAGCCAGCTTTGTTGATTGATATTAATATCCAAGTTAACGCTACTTGTTGCCTCCATATCTTTTTCAGCTTCGCGAAACATAGCTTCTAGTTTGTCAGTCCATGCGCTCGATCGGCCTTTATAAAAAGCTAAATCACGAGCCACAGCAAAACGTAAATAGCGAATATAATAATGCGGTAACGTGTCCATCGTATCGTTTGCAGTAAAACTATTTAATGTCCACTTGCCATAAATACTTAAATCATAAACTTGGCTCGGCGCTGGGAATATTTTCACAGTCGTTAAGTTGGTTTGTGGTTTAACGATGATAAATCGCGGTAATCCCTGCAAAGGAGAATAATAATAACTGTTAAAAAAATCGTTTCTGTCTTCATAGACAAGCGGATAAGTAACATTCTCAAGCGTTAACCAAGCATTCTCTAAATTTGCCAGGCGTCCCTCGGTCGTCACGTCAGGTGTAGGAACATAATCGGATTGTCCGAAAGTAATTTCACCTTGACCAATCGCAACAGTGAAATCCACTTGTTTTGCCACTGTTAGCATTAAGCCATTTGCACTATAAGCACTGATTAATTCGTTAAGAAACTGAATGCCTTTAGACTGATCGTTACCATGCAACGGCACAGTCGGAGAATCAGCGCTAATAAGTTGATAAGAATCCGAAACGAAATCACGAACTGTTTGACTGGGTTGCGTCATGACGCCCCCTTATGATTTTTTTTAGACTTTTTTATTGATTGCTGCTGTATAGGTACAACCTTTTCACCAGCATATGGCACTAAATCTGGTTGCGAATACCATTCACCGCCCGCAATGGCGGAAACATAAACATCATAAGATTCGCAAAGCTTTTGACCCTTGTCGCTATAAACATAAGTCCTGAAATGCTCTCTGGGAGTCCATCGACCGAGGTATAAAACCTGTGTATCTAATGCCATGTTTTATACCTCGCTCTTTTGGTCCCCAAACCACGTGGCACTCGTTTGGTCAACTTGTACCACGTGAAACATTTGCAGGTATCGAGAGTACCCCACGCATCCCCGACACCTGCGGCTACATTATGAGCGGACTCGTACCGCAAACTCAGGATTGATTGCAATACCAGCAATGATATCCAAGCGATCGAGCTGGATATAATTACGGATATCAGAACCTAACGTGTATGTCATTGCTAACTTATACAAGTCACTGTAGGTCGTTACCGCCTCAACACCACCTTTTAATTCGGTGATTGGGGGAGCTGCGAACACTAAGGATTGATTATGGTAAGCAATTGAAACGTTGTGATCGTCAGACAGTAAAATCTGAGCGCCGTTAGGAATAGCTGCAGAGATGTTTTGTCTAGCGCCACTGATAACAATGGTTGGATTAACTGGAATATCAGCAGTACCGCCGACTGTTGAAGTAACATCTGCTGTTACGACGAACTGAGCGCGTTGTGACAATGATTCGTAAGTTAATGGGTTGATCATGAAGACGCCATCAGCATCTGCAATCTCAATGATGTCGCCTTTTTTGAAGACCACATCACTTGCAACCACGCCAGTTACTGAAATGGTATTACCGCCAGTGATTGGGCCGTTAGTAACAGTACCACCCAATTTGAAACCACTTGGAGGAGAACCACCAGCTTGTCCAAGACCCGCGATTTGTCGTTTCAAGAACATAGTTTTAAAGAAATCGAAACCAGATAAGTGACCGATAAAACCGTCCATCAAAGCGCCAGTATTAACAGCAGCATTGAAAGAACCTTTCAAGTCACTAGAAACGGCAGCACTTACACGGGGAGGATTCGCAAAGAAGCGATTACCATCTTCAGGAATACCCAACTCTGTCATGTAAGCATCAGCAGCTAAAATTGTGTCAAACGTAATAGGAACGCCTGGTGTACCAACTGCTTGATAGGTTTGTGGTTGGAATTTTTCGATACCGACGAATTTTTCCACGGTGTTCGCTAAAATCTTAGCGCGTGGATTCAACATCATATCTAAATAGGGTTGATCGCGAGCACGGTCGAATGTTAATTCCATCCCGCTGAACGCAACCATCGTATGGAATTGCTCATCAATGGTTAATGGACGAATAACTTGCACACGAGCTTGTTCTGTAGCTGTAGCGCCACGGCCTGCTAAATAACGTTCTTCTAAGCGATAATTAATTGTTTGACCAGTAGCATATTGCAATTCCTTGAAGTCGCCTTCTAAATTGCGGTTTACTGTTTTGATAAAGTTTAAATAGTTAACGAATCGAACAAAGACTTCGTCAAGTACATACTGTGACGTCTGAAAAGTATTATTAGGCATTTAAATGCTCCGATAAATAATGTTGTAAACACACCCTTGCGGGCACCTTTATTTTCACTATCCAGCGGAGGATATATTACGCGCTTATTTCGCCTGGCGGAGGGCGATATCTACACACCTCCACCAGTCTAATACTGTTGCATCTTAGAGTCTAGTATCTCTTATGCTTTTCTTTAGCTCGCTCTAGTATCATGTCGTCAATCGCTCTACTCGAACGACGCTCTGGCATATCGCCAGCAGTTGCGGAAACCGGAGCAGGCGCACCTGTAGTTTTACGCACTTTACGCATGCGCTCCTCAAGTTTGCCAATCTCAACCGCTTGCGCTAATTTGTCAGGGATAGAAGCTATACGCTCTAGTTCTTTCGGCTGCGACTTAGCGGCAGCATAGAGAAATGCAGCGGGGTCATTCATGCCACGTGTAGCAATCACCATGTCTGGCGTGATGCCTTTACCGACAATAACCGTTTCAAAGTCAGGGTATTTCGCCATGCCTTGATTGAATTTAGCTTCAAATTGAGCCTGGATATTACGCTCTTGCTGCTGCCATTGTTGTTGATGTAGCTTTTGCTCGCGCTTCTCTAGAACCTTTTCGGTAAATTCTTCAAGCTCTCGCTGCCAATCTTCCAGCGGTGCATTTGGGTCTTGATATTGCTGCTGTTGCTGCACTGGCTGCGCTTCTTGTTGCTGCGCATATTGTCCGCGTGACAAACGTTCGCGCATCATTTCTTGTACTTCTGACTGCGTGTACATTTTCTCAGGCTTTTTCTGCACCGGAGTGCCATAGTCATCATGCTCAACATCAGCAGATTCTGTATGTGTATCTAGACTAGATGCCTCTGGTTCAATGTGCGTTACTGCACTTGTGTCCTCGGCATAATCTTGCGGTGGTGCTTCTTGTATGGGCGCAGCTTCTACGGGCGGCATTCCCAATATTTTATCATCGACGCTGGTTAGAGCCATTACTATGTGTCCTCTCTTGTTTGCTTGCTGTTGTCATACTATGTGTTAAAAGCTTGATTAAATTGTTGCTTTGACTGATATCCTCTTTAGATTGTATATTTTGCAACTCTGCTGCGTAACGCAATTGTGTTTCTTGTAGCTCTGCTGCTGCTTCCATTTTCTCAGCTTCTAGTTTTGCGTATTCGACTTGTATCTCATGATCTTGTGCTTGTGCATCTAATTGTATTTTTTGCTGTTCCTGTTGTATTTGTTGCTGCTTAAGCTCAAGTTCTTTCATTTTAACCATTAACATTGGGTCAGGTTGTTGTGGTTTTGGCGGAATAGGTTGCCCTGTTTTACCTGCTTCGATAATTTCAGGCGGAACAATGGTGCGTAAACGATTTTTAAGCTCAATGTTGTTAGCAAGTGGCAGATTCTCAACGTACAAATCAGCGATGAGGTTAAATAGTTGCGGATTAGCCTGTAGTACTTGCTGCATTGATTCGAGATTTTCTTGTTTCTGACCTTCCCAGCTTGGGCCCGGAATAATGCGTACTGTGTATTTGCCCTGCGTCATATCATGCTGAATCATGCTGCCATAATCATCCATGGGCTTATTGATAGTGACTTTTGTTTCGCCTTTGTCTGGCATGTTTAAGGTGAGATCGCGTTCTGTATCGTATAGATGCGGGATCATTTCGTTAATGATTTCACCGGCTGCAGCTATCCCTCGATTGAGTCCATCGAACGGGGTGTAAGTTCCATATGCTCCGCGTTTGGTTCTAGCATCAACTGCGGCCCCTGATACCTCATTTCCTTGTTGTCCAAGTTGGGCGTTGTACATGCCTGTGCTTGTCTGTATATCCATAAGGGCACGCTCGTACTGCTGGACAAGGAACATGGGGAGCTCGGCTGGCCGTAGTTGTTCTGGCCTATCTCCAGCAGGTGATTCATCATAAAGTAAAGCTCCTCGTACTAATGTTGGATTGCGCCAGATTGCAGATGTATCTGGACTGCGAACATTTTGTTTTGACACCATGAATTGATCGTAACGAGAGATTTTCATCAAATAAACTGATTGCGTCGCAATGTAATTAATTGTGCGCTGTGCATCGTAAGTGTCTTTAAAGAAAGGCCGAATAATTTGCTTTCCAGTTTTATCTAAAAATGAATTTTGGTCTACGAATACAAGCGGCAGTTGTTTACTAGGGAAATCCTCGCATTCGATTTCATACTCTCCGATAAATTTGTAACGTTTAACTTTGTACCGTGGAGCAGAACGCGTATTAATAACAGTAACCGGCTCATCATTATCGAGTAATATTTTTTTCCCTTCAATTTCAATTTTGTCTAATAACTTAAATTCTTCTGGGCTGACGCTGCGTCCATTGCTAAGCTGACGAATAATCTCAACTGAATAGATGCGCTCCCAATAATTAACCTCGCTTACCGCGTCATCGTCATTGATCACTGTGCCGATACCATCTTGATAGCTGGAATTAACGCAACTATCTGTCACTTTCTTGCCGTATAACGCTGTGCATTTAGCGCGAGAGATACGCGTAATATGTCCGCATCCCATGCCATCCGTTTTAGCTGGTGATTGCGCCCCAACATCCCAAAAACACCAATTTGGCATCGTCTTCGGCCTAATAACTGCATGCTGATTAAAGTCAGTATCATTATCATATTCTGCACCGACTTCAAACGCTCCGTATCCACCAACGACCGCACACTCAAATGCAGTTTGATAAGCAATTTTAGCGGGCGAATTGAAAGAAATGTCTTTGACCAATGCTTCACGCACTTCTGCAGTTTGCTCTGGCACTTTGTCATTAGGAATGACTTGTAGGCTCGGAGTATTTTGTCTCTGCTCACCGACAAGATGATTTTTAAGCGGAGCTATTTTGTTTTGAGTCATCGGGGTTTTTTGATATGAGTCAAATACCCGCGCTTCATCATCTAACCACTGCGAACCCATTACGAATTGCGTCCATTCATCATAAGTATTGATATTGTCTTTCCAGTAGTTACGCCATTTCTCGATAAACCTTTTGATTTCTGCAGCTTTCTCTCTGTTTATACGAGCCATGGTATCGCGCCTGTTTTGATGAGTGTTGAATGGATATTAAACCTAATTGCTCGTTAACGGAACATGCTTCGGTGATGCTCAGGAACGAATTCGGGCATGTGCGTGCTGTTTCCTGCCGTGGGTCCGTATGCAAATGTGAGCATTGTGCTGTCGCCCAAGTCCGGCGACGGCAAGCCTCTGTCCTTTGCGTCTTTTTTACTTTCGATATATAGCTTGCCGCTAGAATTGTATTTAAAACCTAAGCTTGCAAGGTCGCGATGCAAGTCATCATCGTCAGGGATTTGCACACCCATCGGCTGCATCAGCCACTGTTTCATTTCGTCCCATAGCTCAGCACGTAGATTACCGTATTTCTCTTTGTTTGCTGCTGATCGAGCAACGTTGACGCCAACGACAATATGTTGATAGCCCATCTCGTGGAGGCGATCGACTGTACCCGCTCCAATGCCGATGCAGTCAATAAATACATGGGTTGGGTTGAATTGACGAATGAGATTAACCACGTATCCAGCCAGCTCCATGGTGTTGTAATTACGAAGCGTCGTGATATCGGTAATCTTGCGCCCACGTCTGTGTGTGATTGCGCATCTGTCATTATTGCCGATTGCTGGGTCAACGCCTATGATAAGTTGCGCATCTGACTCGACACGATTACGTCTTGCTGCATCGACAAACTTGCTTGCGATAAAAGTATCACCGATAGAATTACGGAATGCTACTGATGCGCTGATAGGATACTCGACGTTAAATAGCGCTAAGCCCTCGTCAAAGTCACGACTAAATTGATATATCTTAAGCCTTCTCCAAGAGAGATGACCCATTTTCATTCCGTCCTCTTTGTACTGCTCTAAAAAATAGAGCTCTTCATCAGTAGCCTTGAATCCCGGCGTGTTATCTTGATATTCGTCTTGCCAGTACCATGGTATGAAAATTGCTTGATATCCGTTGACGCCTTCTTCTGCACCTGTCCATATATTATGAAATAGATTGCCAAGGCCATTAGCCGTGGATTCCAGAATGATTTCTGTGCCTGCTTCGTTAGAAATGGCTTGTAGCACACCCTGTGCGTGCTCTTCAGCGTGATCCCAATATGCGACCTCAGACCCGTGAAATAGCTGCGCAGTAACACCTCGACCCGTGCCACGAGAGCCTGCAGTACCCACTGAATAACCAGAGTCTAGGGAGGAGAAATTAAGCTCGGTCGCACTGTCTTTGTCAGCTTTAGGCGCAAGTCCAGGCGGTAAGTTTTCATGGTAACGCTTAGTCATCGCAAAGAGATTATGCGTCGCTTTAGTTTCGTGCGTCAGAATGTATGCGCTCTTGCCGCGCTGCGTGATGACTTTGTGAAAATAACGGCCTTGGATTAGCGTAGAATTATGCGATACGAGTCCTTCGCATATAAATGTTTTGGTACTAGTCTGAAGGTCAATGACGCGTTGTTTTTTTAGCGGCTTAATACTTATAACTTTCGCCCATGGCCTAATGCCACTTTTAGCGGCCTTACCAGGCAATTCATGTCCTTCATACCATTTGTCATCGGTGAATCGTGTTGGTCTACATCGCGCGAATAGCTCTATTAAATAAGGCAATCTATGGATATCTAACCTGTGAACTGGTTTATCGCCTAACTTATTATTCTGACCACATCTAGTGCGCCGATCTATAACCTCACAGTAAGGCATATCAATATCACTAAAGTACTTTTTCATGCGTTGCAAGATAGCGCCATCAACTTGATGCACACTTAATCTTTTTGAGCCAGTCGATCCTCTATGACTACCTTCCCCGTCTATTATTCCAGATAACCAGCCATCCTCGTGGGTCTGTGTTTGATAGTCAGGCGGTCTAGCTACCACGCGCACCTCATCACCAATAATAAAATCATCTACATATCGCCATTGTGCATCATCACCGCCGCGCTTTTTGCATAGCATTCTGTGATCGCCGGTAACCTCTAGTCGCGCCCCATTATCAAATAGAACTTCAAGCACGTCTTTGTGATATTCCTGAGTATATTCTACAGTTGCGGTTCTAAACTTACGTGAATGTTTGCGACCTGATTTTGTAATGCCATAAGTATCTTCATCACATGCAATAAGCTCATCACCTGTTCTGACATCTTTGATAGGGATCCATCTATAATCCGATGTGAGAACTCGCATATTTTCAGAAAAACAGCACCCTTGTTGACGGCCTTTCAATATAATAGCCCTAACTCGCCCTGTTGCTGCGAGCTGTGCGTCTAGTCGTTCCTGGATGTATTCTTGTGCGCGGTTAAAAACAAAAGGCACAATTTCGCCGCGTTTGTTTTTGACTTTTAAAAAGTTAGGGGCAAAGAATTTAAAATTAAAAATGTCTGATAATTCAGCCATATTACAGCTTGCTTATAAGCTGCTCGATGAGTGAGTCTCTTTTCTCTTCTTCTGCTTTCTTAGCATCTCCGTAGGATTTCGGGGCTAGTTTTGAAAGGTGCCATTTCTTGGATTGAAACTCCAAGTTAGCTAGAGCAATCATTCCAGAGTCTATTTTTATAGCTCCGGTGACAGGGTCTTGATAGCAATATTCTTTAGTTCTTTCGTGGATTTCAGCCATATCTTCGGCCACTAAATGCGCTTGTGTTTCTTTTGCTTTCAAATATTTATCGGAAAAATCTGTATATTTAGCACGCCATGAATTAATTGTGTCTTGATCTGGAAGCTCTGGATACATCTTGCAAATAGTTGGGAGGCCCTGCGTATGCGACGCAACAAGCTCGCATATTCTTTCTACAATTTCGGGTGTATAAATCGTTGGCCTTCCGAGGGGTTTGTCAGACACACTGCAAAACCTTATTTCATTGGCTGTTTATTGACCTTAGCACCTTGCAGCCCATTTGGCCAAGTTCCGGTGTTCGCACGGTCAGATTTGTCATGATAACCCATAGCGCTGTTTGTCATGTCCACATTACTCTTTTGCATTGATGGCAAAGAATATTGCATGCTTTCGACAGTTTTTACAGTTTCGTTATTAGCCATGGTCAACTCCTGGGTTATATAGCCTCAATATAGCACATGTTTATCAAGATGCAAGCGCAAACATATCCACATTTTCTGTGCATAAACCCGTGCAAATCCCCACCAAACCACGTCCCACACGCGCGACAGCACTTTAGTCAAATTATTTTTAAATATTTCTGTATCACATGCTTGACTATGACAAGTCCGTGTCATACAATAGCCACATCAAGACGCGATGGGTGTCTTGGAGTACAGGAGTGAAGGCGTGTTTTCAGAAAACTTATTTACAGCGGTTTACTGCTTAGCTGTTGCGGTGCCTACCCTTTTAGTTTGCGCGATGCTAGCCGGGTATTAATTAACAACCAGCGCCCTTCTGGGCGCACATAAACACGGAGTAAAAAAATGATTTACACGCTAATAATATTATTGTTTTCACCAAACGGCGATGTGTCATCGTTTACGAAAGACTTTAAAACAAAACTAGATTGCGAATACTCAAAAACTTATGCATCAGTCACTTATGAAAAAGATGAAAGGGAACTACAAGCATCCGGTTTTAAAATAAAAAAGTTTTGCACTGAGAAAATGTAAGGAAAATATGATGGATTTTAATGAAGACTGGAGAGATGGAAGATATGACAATTTACATGGAGATGAGGACGAAATAGATAGCGAGATTGAACCAAACGATTGTGATTTCACTCAAGCTGAATATTGGGAGCAGTTTATCAAGCTTGAGTGTAATGATTTTGAAGATGCTGAAGGTGTAACGCGCTACACTTTTGAAGATGGATCGATAATGAGGATTAAAAAATGAAACTATTCACCAGAAAAACCGCTGCACAAAAACTATTTGACACAATCAAAAACGAAGAAACGCTCAAAGAAGCTTATTTTAAATTGGCAAACGACGAAAAAAACATCGGAGCAATGGCTAGATATACCGAAAGCTTTGGCGAAGCTAAACTGATTAATCACGTTTTTATACTAAGTGACAACAATGATAAAAATACGAGCGTAATTAATTTTCTTTTAACTAAAAACGACGGCGTGCTAATAGGCGCAAGACTAGGAAGAGATTACAAGCTCTATGGTTTTGATGCCGCGCAAATGGAGGTGGCCAAAGCTGCAGCAGCTACAGGTGGTACAACGCAAACTACTCCGAGGTCGAGCAAATGAGCATATTGGGATTATTTGGATGCGGTTGGATGATCGCAGGATTAATGAATCATGACATGGATATATTCTATTCTGGATTGATTACAACATGCATAGGATTATCTTTTAACGTAGGATTAAGAAAATGAAACATAAATTGGATTATAAAAAACAAATGCATGAGGCAATAACCAAACTGCGACATATTTTAAATGTCGCAGAGGCAGAAATAAACGCCAGTGAACATGAACACGAAGTCCATGGCACCATTTTTTTTGTTAGCAGCTTAGCTTACACAGTCCTAGAGGTTGAATCAGATATAGAGTCAGTCATGAAAAGGATGTTACACAAAGACGTAACACCGGAGGAATACCGATGTTAACTTTTATTATTTTTATCTGGGCTGCATCAGTGATATATGCCATGGCTCCTATTTTTTGGATTGGTATTTTCATAAAAATAGCAGGCATATTTTTTGAAGATAAAAAGGACACTACAAAATGCTAATACTCACCCGCAATCGCGGACAGCAAATATTCATCAACGATGACATAAAAATAAAAATACTAAGCGTTACGAGAAATGGACAAGTACGACTAGGCATCGATGCACCGCAAGATTACGCAGTGCATCGTGAAGAAATCTACATACTCAACAAAAAGCATCCAGGCGAAGAAAAAAACGCTAAGCAACCAAGAGACACACCTATCGAAGGAGGCTGGATATAACTACCGCATTGCTACAAAGCTCTAGCTAAAGAACTCGAACTTTTGTAGCAATCGGACCTTTTCTACCTTCCCCTGGCTCAAAGCTAACCTTTTGTCCTTTAGTGAGCTTTATAAAAGTCTGATCGTCACCCATAGAGCCAGATGTCACCACATCTTTAAAATGCGTAAAATAATCACATCCACCTGCAGCGATAAAACCATACCCTTTATCACCCCACATTTTTACTACACCTTCCATTTTTTCTGCAACATTCATCACTTACCCTCTGCCTAATTCTTGTTCTTAAAATCTTCTAACTAATGCCCAATGTCGATTATAGACATTTCCAAAACTATGCTACGTAAAGCACGCATAGCGTCATACACAATCGGTATATCTGCAACACTATCAAGCCCGTGTTCTCTGAGCAACTTTATCAACTCAATAGGCGCACAATTTGTATTGGTTACAATATAATCAATAATGTCATCTAAACAGGTTTTAATGGACTCTGGGCAGGCTTCCCATGATGGGAGCCATTCGATTATCCCTCTTAGGGCTGCGTAGGCAATTCTGGGCGCATAATAATTTATGTTTAGTTTTATTGTTGGTTGGTTCATTTTTTAATTCCTAATTTTCTGCGCATTTCCGCTAAAGATTGTTGTGCAGTTGTTTTTTTATACTGAGGTAAAACCAAAGCATCTTTTTTTCTTTGCTCTATTGATTCAGCAGAATCGTCGTGTAGCTGCTTAGGAGCGCTTTGGAGCACTCCTCTAGCATAAAGGTCAATTGACACGGCGTATGCTTCTTTAAATGCTTTGCGGGCATCAGATTCGTTCATAGAGCGAAATCTTTCAGAACCAATAGAGCTAATTGCATCTTGAATAGTTAATGCAGTCGGCTCATGCACAGGTCGATAATTTTCAAACTTTCGATTAATTAGAATTGCGCTTTTAAATGCTTCGTGAAGTGGTGGCAATCCTAAATCCTCAGCCGATGGTTTACACCATGCTAAAAATTGTCCAGGTGTAGGTATGAATGCTTTTTCCATGGTGAGGCATTTATTAAGTCCGATCATGATTTGGTCTACACTGGATATGTTAGCTAACACAAAAGCCTTAACCCATACTTTCTTAGCATCTGCGAATTCATCATCAGTAGGCCAAGCTTGTTTAAAGGCAGGGAAATTGCCCTTTAAGTGTTTAAATAGCCAATTAATGACTGCGGCTGTCTTTGCCTGATCGGGTGGCTCCCTAGGCGGCAGCGACGCACCAGCGTTGGGCAAATTATTTTCGTAAAAGTTAATAAATGCACCCATGCTTTTTACACTCATGATAAAACACCGGTAAAAAATTCCTTGTCATTAATCCAACTCGTATCGTTATCATCATAAACAGGACGATTCACCCCCTTTCTTGGCAACTCTATTTCATCTTCCCATCGATAACCTCGAATATAGTTCGCTGGACTTGGCATGAAACCATCCAGAAATTTTTTGTCACAATTTATCTGTTCATTAAGCTTGGTTAGAATTTCTCCAGCCATTAAATAACAACCTTGTTGCATCCATAAGTTTCTAGCTGTGCGCCTGTCTTTCTTCAATGGGTACATTTCCCAGAAAACTTCAAAGGTATCATTGCCATATTTTGCTTCATTTGCCATGGAGCTTGTTTGTACAGGTTCATTGTTGGTTGGCATTGGGTAGTATGTTTCTTGGTACTTAGGTTCTTCTTGATGGGACGACAAAGGTGCTGGGGATGGGTCTTCGGTGTTAGGCATGTTCTCTCTCTCTTGTTGTTGTATATTATTGTTTTTTTCTTTTTCTAATGAAAGGATCTCTTGATCTTTAGTATCGCATGGCTGCGACAACTGATGTATCACCGGTGCTACAGGGTCACAAATATTGCACACCTCATTATTGGATAAAAATAAGTCTTTTACAGACTTAACAATTGTATAAATGTTAGGACCTCCCCAATGTGATAATTGTCTTTTTAGAACACCAAGTCTTTCAAGGGTGTTGATGTATCTGTGAATGGTTGCTCTAGATCGCTTATACTTATTGGCCAAGTATTCGGCAGAACGCTTAAGTTGAACGATTGATTGTTTATATGGGCATTCTGTCAGAAGGTTGCAATAGAAGTCATAAATGGAAATGTTAGCGGAGCGGATTAAGTTGCGTAATTCCAAATCAATTTGTAAATATGACATGGCATTTCCTTAAAAGGTTTGACACGCCATGCCTGAACAATTACAATCCGTTTTGTAATTGTTAATGACATGGCAGTTACAGTTTGGTTGAAAAACATCTTCTAAAATTCGATCTTGGCAGAGGGAATATTAGAGATGGACAAATATAAAACGTTTAAATCATATCAAACTAGCACATGACTTGCTAGATTCAAGTTTATTCAGGGTTTAAGGAATCAAAATAATCCCAAATAGCTGTCCAAAGCTTAAGCAGAGGACAGCTTTTATCTAACGCTTACCACGCTGCCAAATAGACCCTAAACCACCATCACCATAAAATTGAAATGATCGCGCAGCAGCAGCATTCATTTGAGCATATAAAGCATACTTATCATCTACATCCGCAATATATCGCGCCCCCTCTCGACGTATGCCATCTAAAAATGGCTTATCAAGTGTCATCTCTTCTTTTACAGAAACAACATCACCGTTTTTATCTAAATCGATTAACAAACCAATTTTATTTGTGTTTTCCATTTTTCTTCAATTCCTCCCTGCTCATTAAGGCCCTAAACTTTCCATCGCTGATCACTTCTAACAAACACTGAGATTTAATCGGTATATACCCCAATCTCTGCCAATTCAACCAACACATGTGCGACATACCCGTTTGCTTGTGAAAATTGTATGTGGTTTTATAATGCTTCTTTAACTCTTCTAACTTCATACTGCAAGTTTCCCCAATTAATTAAAAATTATTATATCAAAAAGTGTTGACGTATGCAAAGAACATGTCATAATAACCCCACGTCACTACCGACGCATTAAAAAGGTAAGTAAAAATGGAATCAACAACAATAGAAAAAGTAAAAATATTAAATCTTATCAATTATAAAATCGCAGAATTAATTCAGGATAAAGAAAATATCGAATCGCAGTTGCTAGCTGAAATTGCGCATGGTGACGAAGGCTCTAAAACTTATAAAGTGGGATCGTTTAAATGCACGATTACAACTGGATATATATACTCTCTTAATAAAGAAGAATACGAGATCATGAAGTCACGCATTCCAGAAGAATTCAACCCCGTAAAAACTAAAACTTCCTACGAAGTAAATCCAAAAATAATGAAAGATGCTGAGAAATATGCTAGCAAAGAAGATTTGTTATTAATTTCTGATGTCATTAGTAAAAAGCCAAAGAAGCCGCATGTACGTATAACCAGTGGAGTTTAATATGAGTATTTTAGAAAAAGTAATAAAATTAAAAGCTAAAGCTCCGCGTTTGCTTTTTTATGGAAAACCGGGGGTGGGGAAATCTACTCTTGCCGCATCTTTTCCTAAGCCTCTGTTCTTATTGACGGAAGAAACTGGGTTAGTTGGTGTAGATGCTATTGATGTTCAAACATCATTCCAGGGTATTTGGGATGTAGTAACGCAATTACTCGCATTAGAGGTTATTCCATTTAAAACAATCGTTTTGGATAGTATTACTAAATTTGATGCTTTAGTTGTTCAATACATTTTAGAAAATGAAAAGCCTGACAAAAATGGAAATAAAGCCACAACATTAAATACTGCTTGCGGAGGATATGGGGCTGGAGCTTTAAGGGCGCAAAGTCTTCATAGGGCCTTCAAAAGTAAAATGGATCGACTTCAAGATAGGGGAATAGCCGTCGTATATGTTGCTCACGCAGGTCTTAGCAAGATTAAGCCGCCTGATTCAGAAGATCATGAAATTTACTCAATAGTTATGAGTAACGACCGCTGTAAGGAGCCATACATTGATGATACCGATGGCGTTTTCTTCTGTAAATTGCGCTCATTCACAACTGAAACTGATACTGGACGCAATATAATTAAATCTACAGACGAAAGAATTATAGTTACGGGCATTAATGATGCCCATGTATCAAAAAACAGATTTAAAATGCCAAATGAGATAAAAATGGAGTTTTCAGAAATATCTAAATTTATACCTTTTTATAGTCAAAAAATTGTTAAAGATGGAAATAAGGATAAATGAAAACGTGTTCGATTAATGATTGTAACAATAATTCTTCTGCAAGGGGATTGTGCATGAAGCATTATTCTTACAAAAGAAAGTATGGAACATTGCCAGATTTGGAGAATAAAGAAACCAGGTTTTGCGACATTAAAGGCTGCAATAATAAACATAAATGCAAAGGTTATTGTAGCAAGCATTATTATAGATTTAAAAAACATGGATGGATGAAGCCTTCGGTTTATGATCTAACTCATTACGAAAGGTTCTTAACCAGAGTTAAAAATAATTTAATAACGGGATGCCTTGAGTGGCAATCTACTTTAAATGGAGATGGATATGGAATATTTAAGGTTAATGGAAAATTTACAAGTGCTCACAGATTCTCTTATGAGCAATCAAAAGGAAAAATCCCAAAAGGATTAAAAGTTCTGCATAAATGTGACAACCCATTATGCTGTAAAATATCTCATTTATTTATAGGAACCCAAAAAGACAATATTGCGGATATGATGAAAAAGAATAGGGGAAATAAAGCAAAAGGAATGAAATGTCATTTATCTAAATTAAATGATAAATATGTGATTGATATCAAAAGCTTATTAAAAAGTGGATATACGATAAAAGAAATAGCATTCATTTATAATGTGCATGTAACTACAATTAATTTT